AAATTTATTTTTAGCATCAGCAATATCTGGAGCTATTTTATTAAATAGTTCCTTATTTTTATTTATATCTAAAGTTGTATTTTGTTTAAAGGCTTTCTCGTATAAAGGTGCTGCAATTTCGCTCCTTGCTTTTGCTAAATCATCTATATTGCCAAAATAAGCACCTACAGGTGATATATCTTTTGACAATTGCTCACTAACTCTTTTTACTGCTCCAAAACTTCTTTGTTCTAATGCATCGGTAACTACATCCTTTGCTTGTGGTAATTTTGCGATGCTTCTTGTTAATCCTTTTACTTCATCTCCTGCTACATCTGGAATAACTGAAATTTTACCTTCTTGTAATTTATCTAAAATTGGCTGTGCATCTTCTGGTCTTATACCTTTTGCAATTATATCTTCTGGCTTGGTTGCTACAAATTGTCTTTTTACTAATCCTGCCGTGCCTTTTATTGTTTTACCTGCACCAAGTAAAGTTCCGCCAGTTAGAGCGCCTAACCCTGCACCAATTGCCGTTTGTTGCACTCTTTCTTTTGCTGTTCCCTCTTCTGTTGGTTGTATAAGTTCTGCTGCCGCACCTCCTGCAATACCGCCTTTTATTAATCCCATTCCTGCACCTACTGGCAAAGCTGGAGCAATGCCACCAATAAAACGCCCTACCTTTCTTGCTGTTGAATCATCTTTTTCTAATTCTTTTTCTTTTGCTATTTGTTGTCCTATCTTTCCTGCAAACTCTTCTTGTCCCAATAGCTCAGCTCCTAATTGAGTTGCACCTACTGCCGCACGACCTAATCCTTCTGTAAATCCTGCCAAACCCTCTACTGTTGCAGTTCCAACTTTTGATAAAAAAGATAGGTCTTGAGGTTTATCAAATTGCTGTTGTGAAGCAAATTGCATAACTTGATCTTGTGTTGTACCCTCTGGCACTTCAAACCTTGCTATTCTTCCATCTGGTAATTGTATTTTTGCTATTGGCATTATTCAAATCCTAAAAATTTAATTCCTCCTGTTGCTGGTTGCTCTGTTGGAGTCATTCTTGGAGCATTACCTCTTAACATATCGCTAATTCTAGCTTTACCTTCTTTATCTGGGAATAGTGGATTATTTTCGTAAAATTCTTTTTTAACTTTAGCAAATCCTTTAAAAGTTCCTTTTTCAGATAAATATTGATCAGCAAGATTTTTTAGCTGTAAAGTTCTTTCTTTGTCCCTCATTCCTATTTCAATTAAAGCTAGATTTTGAGATTGTGTTTTATTTCTATTAGGAACACCAGCTACTAAGAATCTTAAATCACGATCAGAAGTTGCACCTGTCAACCCTCCATCTTCTCCTTTTGGATTTCTAAGTTGTAAAGCAAGTTTATTCCCAACCGCTGCGATAATAGCATCATCTTTTAACCCTTTTACATCAAAACCAAATAAATCAGCTACTTTCTTACTTCCTGCTCGTAAATCAGCAAAAGCACCCTGTGCCGCATCTGGATTACTAACTGCTTGTCTTAAAGTTTCTAAGGTTTCTATACCTCTCCTTGCTTGATCTCCTGCATCCGCTATTGACTCATACTTTTTAGCAAAAACTTTCCCTAACTGCTTTCTTTCCTCCGTTTCGAATTCTCCAGTTTTAACCTCCACCAATGGCTTTGTAGGTTGTACTTGTTGCTGTATAGCTTGCCTTCCTATGTCTTCTGGTATTAGTCCTGCTTCAATATCAGCTTGTAACTTTGCTAATGGTGATTGCGGGGTTGGTGCAGTAGGTGGAGTTAATTCAGATTTAATAATTTGTTGCACTAAAGCATCTTGACTTGTTGGCGATAATAAATCAGCAAATTCAGATGAAATCCCCTTCTGTTCTAATAACAAGCCCATCTTCTGCTTTCTTCTTTCATTTTCTGCCATCAACTTATCTCTTGCCCTCTTTTCAGCAAAAGCACCTATTGCGGCTGTTCCTAATTGTGCAGCTAATACTCCATAACCGCCTCGAGGATCAAAACCCTCTCCGCTTGTGGCAGCTTGTCTTATTTGTCCTGCTTTTTGTAATTCTTTTTGTAGTAATTCTCTATTTGTTGCCATATTTTTTAAATTCAACATCAATTAAATCATAATTAACCGCTAGGAAGCCATCTTTCTCAATTATAGCCTCTGGATTACTTTCTTGTACTTCTTGAGCAATTACACCTTGATAAACTTCTGGTTTACCCTTGTAGTTAAACTTGTAAATATTGAGTCCAGATTTTGACTCTCCTATTTTAATTATATTGTCTTTCAGCCTTTTATCTGAAAATAATTTTTTAAAACCCCCTACTTGACCAGCAGCACCAATTACACTACTACCAAGACTACCTAAACCTCCAATTAAAGCACTTTGTCTCTGTAAACTTCTATCTTTTCTTGCTTGCTCTGCTTGGAAAGCTCTGTTTAATTGCCCCTGCTCAGCACCGAATAAATCTAAACCGCTAAATTGAGGTTGGAATTGTTCAAAACCTACCCCACCTACTTGAGCTTGACCAAGTAAAGATGCTAATTCATTAAATCTTGCTGATCTTTGGGCTTCTGCTGTTTGCACTGATTCAAAAGATAATTGTTGTAATTGCCTACCTTGTGATTGTTGCAACCTGTCTAATTCTCTTGCGTAAGCCTCACTTCCTGCTGGAATGCCTCTATCTGCTAAAGATTGTTCTAATTGCTCTTTTTGTTCTGTAAAAGCTGGTTCTAATAACTGTCTCCCTTGCTCAAATCTTGCTGATGGGTCTGTACCTGGAAGCTCTATTCCTTGTAGTTGAGATGAAAGACTTTTTGCCAACGCTTCTTGCCTCCCTCTTTGTTCTTGCTGAAAAGGCGACTCTTCGATTCTTACCGTATTTGTTACGGGGTCGTATATTTGCCTTCCTCCTGGTGTTATTATATTAGGATTGTTTAATAATAAATCCTTTTGTTGTTCTGGTGTTAGTTTAGAAAAGAGATTGGCTGTACTTATTTGCTCAGGAGTTTCAAATGATAATCTTGGTGCGCTATTTCCAAAAAGATTTTTTCCTGTAAGTCCCCTATAAACTAATCCAACGGGAGTTGCTTTATTAACAACTTTTTTTGCCTCTCTTTTTATTTTTTTAAAAAATCCCATTATAAAATATTATTAACTGTTACACTGTAATCGGTTCTATACCAACTAAGTTGTTGACCATTTAAGGCAACAAATATCTTCATTCCTAAAGCTACACCTTCGCCAGAAGTTACAACTAGTTCATTTCTGATTGCACTTACAGGTGACCAAGGAGAACCCCAAGGTGAACCCCAAGGCGTGCCAGATGAAACACTACTAACATCTTGAGTAACTGCCCTAGAGCCATAATCAAAACTGATTGTAGTATTTAAAACAACATTACCATCAACATTGATTACATTTCTAAACTCATTTACTACTTTTTCTTGTGGAGAACCTAAATCAGAATATGCTGCTTGTATCGTGCAAGGGATATTGCTCCCATTGTCATTTAAGCCATCATCCGCTTTCATTATAGAGCCATTTTCCCCAAAATACAAGTTGTTATCATACAGCCCCCAAGTTCTCGCATTCATATTTGAAAACTCAAATCCTGCTCCTGTAATTGTATTTAAGCCATATTGAATATAGGTTGTATTAGTTGCCACTGGCACATTAAAAAACAACCAACCACCAATTGAAGCTTTTGGATATAAAACAACCTCCCAACCATAATTTGAAGAATAAGCATTGGCTGAATCTAAAGCAGCCCCAGATAACTTGGTTTGAGAAGTTACCGCCCCACCATTTTTAAATACTTCTGAGAAAAACACAAAGTCAGGTCTTGTCATTATCGCGACATCTCCACCTACTTTTGCAACCGATCTTACACTTAACGGTTCGCCTATTTTATATATGCCAATTAAATTCCAATCATTGGCACTAGCAGGATTAGAGCCATCATATAATAAGGCAGTACCACTAGACATTATGAAAAGAGCGTAATCATCAACGCCATCACCGCCATCATGATTCCAAGTTGCCATTGTAATTAAATTTCCTCCATAAGGTGCTATGCCAGCAAGATCAAATTTATGAAATGTCCCTTGTATTGCATTAGTCGAACCATACCAAAAAGCTGAATCATCAGTTGACCAGACATAAAGTCTATTTTTATGCACATTGCAACCGTCTAATTCTGACGGTGTTAATCCTGTACCATTAATAGTTGAATTGCTTAATGTCGATCCGTCATAAACTTGCGGCGTGTCTGCTCCATTAAATAATAATAGGTTGCCATTCATATTAACTGTCTGCCATCTAGCATTTGTAAAACCTGATCCTAAATTAGATATTGAGGCAGGATTTGTGACATCGTTTATTTCATCTGAATTTGCACAAATAAACTTTTTAGTTGTACCATCTCTTAATTCTGCCAAAGTTTCAACATTACCATTTAATCCTGCTGCATATACTGAATAACCTTTTCTTGTTACTACTTTACCTTGAGATGGAAACCAGTTTGTCATTTCTGGAGCATCAGTTGCTTCCATTTGAGATAATGAGTCACGAGTATTAAGACCACCAGTAGGAGCGGCGACATTAGTTCTTAATGCTTGCCCTACTCTTTCTTGTTGTAATCCTGGATATTGTCTTAATAATTCTAATACCATTATGATTGATTTATAATTTCAGGATAACCAATTTTACCATTTCTAAGCCTTGTAACTGAGTGTCTTATGGTATGCCTACCAGCATTTATCCCCACTCTTTCAGCTAAGGCTAAATTTGCTTGCCTTTGATCTTCTGCGTAAGGTCTGCCTTGTACTTTTAACAAGTTCCAAGTTGCATCTAATTTTAATATAAATTCATCTATTACAGGAACATCGGTATCAGCAAGCCAGCCAGATTGACCAGTTCCACCGCTACTTTTAACAATGTTTTTGCTTATATATTCAAATACATAACCATCTGTACTTGTTGGCGTAGGAAATATTAATATTTCATTACCTCTAAACCTGTAATATTCATTAATTGCACCAGAGCCAACAGTGCTATTTACAAGCTCCCTCCAATCTTCTGGAGATATAGAGCCAATCATCTCTTCTTTGTCGGTTGTATTCCAGAAAGAATTATTAATTATCCTGTCAAAATCTGTAGGCAATGAATAATTATTCTGAGATGCAACCGCATTAAAACTATATTCTTTTGTTAGCTCTTGCCAATCGTAAGATCTTGAAAGATTTACGATTGATCTTTTAAGCACCTCCAAAATTTGAATAGCAACAGGTTGATTGTTACCAATAATCGTGCTTGGTATTGTTGCCGCTTTTGTTTGTTGTAATATCTCTTGGGCGATGCTTAATAGGGTCATTATTTTTTATTTAAAGACTGTTTTAGATCCTTAAAAACTTGGTAAGAATTAGGAAATCTTATGCTATCATGCACTAAAAAACTATCTCCCATATTATTAACAAATCGTTGCTCGCTAGCTGGTCGAATTAATTTAGTGTATTTGTCATTTGATCCGTAAATAGAAATGTATTCTTTTATTATCGTACCATTTTTTTTGGTCTCTATTTCTTTTTCAAAAAACGCTACATTAAAACCATTCTCTTTGATATGCTTTGCTTTATCTAAAGTTACAATCTCGCCTTTCTTAAAATCTTGTTTAGTCATATTATATAAATTGTACTAGGGGGAGTTACCCCCTAGCAGTTGATTAGTTATCTTTACCGTCAGCAACTTCAGGTCTAGCAATTTCTAATTCAGCTAAACCAGTTGAAGGGGTATCAATAGCAGATGCACCTTTACATCTTCTAATATAGTCACCAGCAACATCAGCATCATCAATAGTACCTGCTGTTGAAGTTAAGTAACAGTCAGCATTATCAGCGAAAGAAGCGGCAACCTTGCCAACAGCTTTACCGCCGATTTGATACCAACCATATTCATTAGCAACAGTTGCAGCCATTGCAAAAGCTACCGAGCCAACAGCATTAGCAGATGCTAAAGTTGTTG